CAGTCTGGTTGGGACGCAGCAGAAAAATTAACAGTATCTGCAGGAGATTTTCCAGTTGAATTTAAATTCAATGAGGGAGAATTTCAAATTATTAAGTTTCTTGACCAAAATGGTCCGTTTGCTATTTACAAACAACATTTTCTTCAACAAAAAACAACAGGTAAACGTTCTTACGTTTCACTTGGCGCTAACGACCCATTATGCACAAAACTTGGTAGTCGACCAGAAGATAAAAAAGCATTTTCTATTGCTAATTTAAGTGCTGCAGGCGGGCCACAACGACAAATGTTAATTGCTAGCAGTAGACTTTTTAAATCTTTACATGCTGCTCACTTTTCTCCACAAGGGCCTCTAACAAAAAATTATTGGGCAATTTCTCGTACAGGTAAAATGCAAACAACTGTTTACCATATTAATTCAGTTAAGCCACGTGATTTAATGGAAGACTGGAATATTAATTCAGATGAGGTTGAAAAACTTATTGCAGACATGAAACCATTTGATAAGTCTGCTATTAAAGAGCCAACATGGGCAGAATTAGAAACAGTAGCAAACTCTCTTCTATAAATAACTAGGTTGCTGAAAGGTTAAACACTACCCCCTTGTGCTTAACCTTTCAGCGTTTTAAGGGGATTTAATTTGAATATTATTACTACTAAGCAGCAATTAACAGAGATGGTTGCTTATTATTTAAAACAAGACGCTTTTTCATTTGACGTAGAGACTGTAGGAAATAAAAGAGTAATACCCGCGGTTAATGAGGTTCTTTGGATTAGTTTTGCTACACACGGCCGTGGAGATGTAATACCTATGGGACACCCCCATGGTGAATTTGTTTCAGAGTCTTTTCCTTTAACAGGCCAAGGAGAAAAACGTGCTGAGGCTGGATTACCACCTAGAACATTAGATTATTCAAGGAGTAAAAAGAAAGCAATTAAAGTGTTTGGCCCAGCACCTGAACAACTATTTCCAGCAGAGGTATTTAAAACACTTGAGCCTTTACTATTTAATAAAACAATTTTAACTATTGGCCACAATTTAGCATTTGATCTTAGTTCTGTAGCAAAATATTACGGAAATAAAATCCCAGAAGGACCTTATTTTGATACTTTAATGGCTTCTTTCCTTTATGATAATAAAAATAAAGGCAAGCTTGGCCTTGATGATTGCTTAGGGCGTGAGCTTGGGTATAGCATGGAAAAAGGTATTGGTCATATGGTTGAGATCTACGCCTTTAGCGATGTTGCTAAGTATTCTTATCTAGACGCTAAGTACACGTTTTTATTATGGAAGATTTTAATTGAAAAAATTAAAGCAGCTAACGTTGAAAAAGTTATGGTATTAGAGATGGATGTACTAAAAGTTCTTTGTTATATGAAATTAGAAGGGGCTTTCATAGACACTAATCAATTACAAATACTTTATGAGAAATTGACTATAGAAATTGAACAAGCTAGGTCAGATATTTATAAAATTGCTGGACGTGTGTTTAACATTAATTCAAACGCTGAAAAACAATATGTTCTTTACGGCCCCTTAGAAGAAGGATGCCGAGGCTTAAAGCCAAAAATATTAACTGGCAAAGGGTCTAAAAAAGAACCAGATCAAATTACTTACAAAGATTATTCAGTTGCTGCCGATACCCTTGAAGAATTTAAAGAAAAAGATGAATTAATAGACGCTTTGCTTAAATATGCTGATTTAAATAAATTATTAGGAACTTATGTAATTCCTTACCTTGGTGGAGAAATAGTAAAAACTACTAATGGAAAATCAAAAATTGAAGATAAAGAAAGTATGCTTGTTAACGGTAAACTATACGGTGATTTTATTCAATGGGGAGCCGAAACTGGTAGATTTTCTAGTCGTAATCCCAACTTACAAAATGTTCCTGCTCCACACACAGAACATGGCAGAGCAATTCGTAATTTATTTGTTGCCCCAGAGGGGTATAAATTAATTGTTGCGGACTATAGTCAGATAGAGCCTCGTATTATTGCTTCTATGTCTAAAGATCCTATTATGATGAACAACTATCTAAACGGTGAAGACATCTATACAACTGTAGGAAAAACTATGGGAGTAGACCGCAAGGCAGGTAAGGTATTAGTATTAGCTATGGCTTATGGAGTAGGGCCAGATAAAATAGCAAGACAAATCGGTTGCACCTTGCAAGAATCTAAACAATTATTAAATGATTTCTCAGAAAAGTTTGCATCAGTAAACAAATATCGTTCATTAGTTATTGGCGTGGCGCGGAACAAAGGTTATGTAACTACTATATTAAATCGTAAACGGTACTTACCAGATATTAACTCAAGGAATACAGCGTTTAGATCTGGTTCTGAGCGTCAAGCTTTTAACACCCGTATACAAGGTTCTGCTGCTGACATTATTAAAACAGCAATGGTCAGGGCGCACAGCATGATTCCAAAAGAAGCTAAATTAATTCTTACGGTGCATGATGAACTAGTTACTTTGACGCCAGATAATTTAGTAGATAAAACCCGAGACGCTATTCGTAGCGCAATGGAAGATATACATTTAATAGACCTACCTTTAATCGCAGATATAACTGTAGTACAGCGGTGGGGTGAAGCAAAATGAGTTGGTTTGATAAATTTTTTAATAGAAACTCAGAAGACATATTTGAAACAGTTAATTTTTCTTCTAGCATAGAAGACATTCCATTAACTACACTGGTTAGGTGGTATTTATACGATACTTCTTTGTACGAAGAAAACGCTGCTGCTGAATTAATTGGATTAAGCCCAATTAGTGAAGAAGGCGACGCTAAAGAAAGAGAAGATAGCGATTTAAGATTAGAGTCTATAGAGTTTTTAATGCCATTTTTAGACGCAATGGCGGATATAAGTTCTAATGTGTTAGCCGCTATTCAAATTAAAGAGTCTGAGGACGCAACGGAACAAGATTTAATTATTATGCAAAAAGTTTATAAAACGCTTGCTGTATCTACTTTAATTGGTGCTTTTTCATCTGCGGTTGATCTTGGCATAATTTTACCAAATGGTATAACATCTGACATGAGACCTATGGAGGACTTAGATGAGCAATGACTGGTGGTCTAAAAAAATGGGAGTACCTACCCCTAAACAACAACCTGTACAGCAATATGTACAACAACCTATGCAACAACCTATGCAACAACAACCTTTGTACGCACCTAGTCAACAAGCCGTAGCCTTTACGCCACGTTGCCCTAATTGTAGTAGCGTAAATTATGTAGGTTCTATGGAATCTAGGCCACGATGCTATGACTGTGGTTATCCTATTCAACAATCTGGGACTGGTACCCCAGGTATCAGAAACCCAAATACTGCTTCTGGCCCAGTTGAGCCAGCAAAACAAATAAACACACAAAACAACTTTAACCCACAAACAATCATTGGACATATTTAATGGCAATAACAGGCGAACTAGCAAAGGTATTTAGTGCAATAAATAAAAAGATGGGCGATGATACAATTGTATTAGGCTCAGACATCAGAGATGATGTTATGGCTAGAATAACTACAGGTTCTATTGCCATTGATATTGCATTAGGTGGCGGTTGGCCTGTTAACCAATGGCATGAAATTATTGGTGAGGCTAGTAATGGTAAAACTGCATTAGCTCTTAAAACAATTTCTGCTAATCAAAAACGCGATCCAAACTTTACAACAGTATGGGTAGCAGCAGAACAATGGGTTCCTGGATACGCTGAAATGTGTGGAGTAGACCCGTCTAGAGTTTACGTGATATCTACAAACATTATGGAGGAGGCTTATGAAGCCGTCATCAAGATTACAGAAAGTAAAGCGATTGATTGTATTATCCTTGATTCTCTCCCTGCCTTGGTTCCTTCATCGGAAGATGATAAAGAAATGGAAGAATCAACAGTAGGCCGTAGCGCCTTACTAACTAATAAATTCTTTCGCAAGGTTGGCAAAGCATCTAAGAGGTCATTAATAGATACAGAGCGTCCATTTATTGGTCTTATTATTAATCAATGGAGATCAAAGATTGGTGTTATGTATGGAGACCCAAGAACAACTCCAGGTGGATTAGGAAAAGATTATGCTTTTTTTACTCGAATGGAAGTTCGTAGAGATGAATGGATTGAAGCAGGAACTGGCCAAGAAAAACGACGCATAGGACAGACAATTAAGGTTCGTGTCTTAAAGAATAAGTCAGCCCCACCAGCCCAAACTGCATTAGTAGACTTTTACTTTTCATCAGGTGGAGATATACCTGCTGGAGAGTTTGATTTTGCTAAAGAAGTTGTATCTATTGGCATATTAAACAAAGTTATTATTAGGGCAGGTGCCTACTACCGTTATGCGGATAGACAATGGCAAGGCTCAGATGCTATGCTTGTCTCAATACGGGAAGAGATTGACTTAAAAGAAGCCCTTGAACGCGACGTATTAGATTCTATTAAAGCAGGATCTAAATTTGCGTATGAAGAGTAAGGGCCAAAAAGAGTCTAAGAAGCACGAGGTGCGATTAGCTAAAAAGATTGGCGGACAGCGTAGCGCTGGAAGCGGAGCTTTTTGGGGTCGCAAAGGTGATGTCAGATCTAAAGACTTGTTAATAGAACACAAGTGGACTGGCAAAGCTTCTTTTACCGTCAAAGCGACGGTTTTAGAAAAGATTGTTAAAGAAGCAATTCTTGACAATCGGACACCCGTCCTCGGCTTCAGCCTTAACAATGAAAATTATGTAATGTTAACTGAAGATGATTTTTTGGAACTTCGCCAAAATCTTCAGGAGTGTAATTGTACGAAGACGATGCAAGTGCCGTAGAAGGTTGGCGCTACAAAGCTAAATGCCGCGGCATGGATACAGAGTTATGGTACCCACCAAGAGATAAAACGCAATACAAAGATATAGCAGCAATATCTAAAGCGGTTTGCTATGGAAAAGATGGGCTACCTGAGTGCCCAGTGCGTAAAGAATGTTTATTGTATGCAGATAAAATGGAT